ATCGTAATTAGGCCCTTTCAAATAAAGTCCATTGCTATTGCTGAAAGCTAGATTATCGCTTCCTGCAAACCCGCCCGCTCCATTAAATTGTACTTGTCCGCTTGTACCTGCAACGCCGCCGCTACTGGAAGCCCACCCCGACGACCTGTATTGATAAACACCTTCACCATAAGTGCCGCTATCGGTTTGATAAACCTGCAGGCCAATCGCCGGGGAACTGATAGCTAAACGCTGCGTCTCGGTCATGCGCGGTATTAATAATCCTTTTGTTGTACTATCGGTTTGTAATAATGCGGAACTGTCTATCGTATCGCTGCCAAGATATATTTCACCGTTATTTACATTTACGGTACTGCCGTCAAAAGTTAATTTTGAAGAACCACCAAACGCGCCGGCATTATTGAATTGTATTTGCTTATCTGCGCCTCCAGGCGTGCTGCTTCCGCCTGGTGCTGTTACCCATCCCACATTGCCATCTGCTCCGTCAACTTTTGCCAATACCTGGCCTGTTGTTCCGCCGGATGGTATTTTAAATAACCCGGTTATTTGGGCTTGCAATTTACCTATCGCACCTAAAATAGTATCGGTTGCTGTTACTGCGGTGGCGCTGCTGAAGCCGATTCCTGTTAGCAGGGTTGTCAGCACTCTAGCCGCTGTAAAATAAAGATTTGTTGTGCCCTCGGTTACCGCATCGGTACTGCCAGGCGATGCAACTATCTCGATATAAGCCGAACCACTCCAGCGATACTCTTTGTTGGTATCTAAAGTGACATAAATTTTCCCGGTTTCGCCGGCGGTGGGAAGCTCCCCTAAATTGGGGAATTCCAATACATCATCCACGTAAGAGGGCAATTGTGCCGCCGCAACCTTGCCCGAACCATCCAGGCCTGCATAGCCATTTGCTGCGTTTTTGTGTGCTTCATTTTCAGGCGTAAAGCCTAATTCGTCCTGCTTCGCAGCCAGCGCAACCAACAGATTTGCGTTGTCGCCGGGTTCACCGCTTAGCCTGGCGAATGAATTATCCTGCCACTCTGTGTTAAAATCGGTGCTGTCAACTTTCGCCAATACCTGTCCGGCAGCACCGCCTGTTTGCAGCCCCATGCCTAAAAGAGACACGGCATCTCCCCAACTACCTGCTGTCTTAGGGCCGAACAAGGTATAGGTTGAAGTATTGATATAAAAGTCGCCGTTAACACCAGTTAATGTGTTGGACGGATTTGTGGTGCCGAAAAGTATAGTATTGCCATCGGTTCCGTTAGTGCCGTTAGTGCCGGCGGTGCCTTGAGGACCTTGCGGCCCTGTCGCCATTGAAAATACCTGCGACCATGCACCCGCCGACTTCTTATAAAAAATACCGGTTAGCGTATTGATATAGCTGTCGGAGTTTTTGCCGGTTCCGGAACCAGGTATGCCGGCTCCGTAAAGTAAAGTGCCATCGGCAGCATTAGAGGCAGGCAGGGTATAGACTATTATCCAGGCGCCTGATATTTTTTGTGCGAAAGAGCCCAGTGATGCATTTACAAAAACATCGCCGTTTTTACCTGCGGTGTTTTGCGGCAGTACCGTTCCGAACGAAATATTAGCGCCGGTACTAAGGTTGCTTTGCAGAAACTGCAGCAGCAAGGTAAAGGTGTATTGGTAGTCGGTGTTGCCGGCAACCAAAACCGATACGTCTGATGCGTTTATGGACGAGGCTATAGGTAGTTCGGTTATTTTTTTATCTGTTGACATAATTTTATTTTTTTGATTTCACCGATTTGAGAATGATTTCACCGATTGTTTTGATTTTATTGATTTGGGCTGGCTATGTCAGCGTCTTTGAAATCGTTCTTAAATCGGTGAAATCGTTGTTAAAATCCGTTTTATCGATACTTCTTATCCTCGGCCCTGCCTGGCGGCTGCTTTTGTTTTTGCCGTTGTATTGCCATAGCGGGAAATCTGCCCGGTGGTCGAACAGGAATTTTTCAATCTCGTTAGCGTGGGCATTGGCTACGCTGCGTTGTTGCTGCACCAGCTTGATGATGTCTTTCGGGGCTACAGCATCGCCATTATCGTGGTGTTTTATAACCGGGCCTGTTGAGGTGTAATGTACGGCATCAGCCTCGATAAAACGGGCGAAAGTAAAGTAGACAAGTGTTGGGGCCATACCTTCATACAGAACTATGTGGCCGCGTTTGTCCAGGTATTCGCTGCCGTTAAACAGGTCTTTGTATTGCTGCGGGGCATCGTCTTTGATGGTGCCATCATCATTAAAATGCTGGATGAAGTCGTAATATAATGCGTGGCCTAAAAACGGCTTAAGGTCAAGGTCCTGCGCTTTTTTGATGAATACGTTAAGCCTTTCGGGCTTTATGTTTACAGAGATATCCTCGTATCGCTGAAATGTTGTTTGGTTGATGAGATACATGCTTAGTTGAATAAGTTGAATAAGTTGGGTTAGGTTGATTGAGTTGGATTGCTTTGAGTGAATTGGGCTGACATTGTTTCTTATAACCTAATCAACCTATTCAACTTAATTAACCCAATCAACTACCCCCCGCCATCGCTTCGGCTTCTGCCTGTTTAAAACCGTAGGCGTAAACCAGTATGGCTGTTTTATTTTCGGTGGGGATGTTGGAGAGCAGGAGCTGGTTGATGCTGTTGCCGGCTTTCAGGCCTGCGGAATCATCTGCGACGTTGGCCGGTACCGGCAGTATGTTCCAGTTGTTTTTAGGGTTGATATCGGTATAAAAATTACGGAATATATCCTCAACGGTTTCGGAAAGCTCCAGCCTGTCGGGCGCGGTGTTGTCGTTAAATTCGCAGATTGCCTGTTTCTTTTCGCCGCCATTGCTTAGGCCGGATGACTTTTCGGCATTAATTAATTCCTTCGGGATGGAGAAACCTTTGATGATGCGCGCTTCAACTGATTTTTCGGTCGTTTCAAAAAGCTTATCGTTATTTTGTATGGAGTAAGGTTTAAACTCTGGTTTGGATGCTTCGTCTTCATATTCGATAACGATAATCTTCTGCGCGCTTTTGGCTCCCTGGAAGGTTCCAAGGTCTTTTTCCAATTGCGACGGCACGTTGTTATAAGATTGTTCATCTCCATCCGGGCCGCTGTTATCTGCTTCTTCCCGCCGGGCTTGCATAAACAACATGGTTGAGGGAAGGAAGCCGGTAGTTACCTCACGATTGTTGAATACTTTAATGCCTGCTTCGGTCTCAAAATCTTCCCAAACGCTGTCGGCTTCAATCAGCGGGTAATCATCCACTTCGGGATTAAAATAGAACAGCTGGCCTTTGTAGCTTTCCCAGCCGCCTGCAGCTTTCACCTGTTCTTTTATTGCATTTTCGTCCGGGTTATATTTATCAAGGAAAGTAATCTTGCTGCGCATGATGTTTTTCCAGGTTTTGCGGCCCCAGTCGTTATAAATGGCGTACTTATCAGCTGTTTCGGGTGAATCGGTGTCACCGAGCCGGATGTCTTCAAACCGCACATAATTTACCGATGCTATTTTAAAGTTGGCGTTATAATTAACGTGGACGCCAAATCCGGTAAAGAGCGCCTTATCGGTAGCAATTGCTTTCAGCAGCCTGGCAAGTGTAAGCCCACGGGAGTTAATAACCTGCTTGCCTAGTTCCGGCTCCTCGAAGCCATTGCCGCCGATGAATTTTGCGCGCTTGTTCCAACAGTCCTTAGCGGTAGGAGAGGCGCCCACCAGTTCCAGCATGCGCTGTGGATAGGCGTTGTCTGCATCATAGTTAAGAATCCCGAAGGTTTGATTGGGGCGAACAAAGATGCGGCGTTCAATTTGTGGTAGATAGGTCTTCATATTATTTTTTTGGATTTCACCGATTTGAGGATGATTACACCGATTTTTTTGTTGTGATTTCTTTGATTAAATTGATTTCACCGATTGATTTAATTGAAGTGGATTCATCTTTCTGATTTTGAAAGTTTCGGTTCCTTTTTGCTTTCGGCTTTTCGCTGTTGTCTTCTTTCAGACTTTTTTCAACCAGTAACGCTGCAATATGCGGATAGGCCTTTAGGTACCAGGCAATCTCTTCATCGCTTGAGTTATCGTTGTCATGTTCCGCCGGCGAACCCGGGGCGAACTGGTGCTTGCCGGGTTTTAGGGTGTATTTTCTTGAGTTCATAGTTTTTGTTTAGTCAATGGTCCATAGACGATACTCCATGGTAGTTGGTAGATTTGAAATTAACTATGGTCCATCGTCTATGGTCTATGGACTTCACGCTATGCAGTTAACGCTTCTAAAGCAGCCAGTGTACTTGCGTAGGTTGCTGAGCCGCTTTCCGGAGCTATTGATACTGCGCGCGGCGGATAAGGTTCCCTTAATTTATCGGGATTGGTTAATTTAAGCTTGTAGCCGCCATCCATTGTTTCGTCGGCCGCGCTGCGTTCAGCATCGGTTAATATTAAGCCGTTTACTGCGCCGAATAATTCGATGGCAGAATCGCTGGATTTGTAATTGTTTATCACGATGGCGCAAACCCTGCCGTAACCCATGGCCTGCAGTTGTGTTTTAACGTCGACAGAGAAACCGGCCACGTTGAAGTCTATTTCTTCAGTGTAACGTGGTCCAACCGAAGTCTTCGCCAGTTTCGACACGGTGTTGAAGCTATTATTTGTGCCTTCAAATTTGTACACCTTTGCTGTGTCTATTGCCGTAAGGCCTTTAACTATCAGCGGGTTCATGGTATCGTACGTAAGGGTGATATCATTCTGGTTAAAGATGTATATCACATCCTCGATACCGGCAGTAACGGGCGAGCCTGTCCCCAGGCTAAATCCTGCATTTATTTTGTTGTAGATTGACATTTGTTTAATTAGTGAATTAGTGAATTGGTGAATTAGTGATTTGGTGGATAGACTGAATTAGTGAATGATTTGTGAGTTAGCGAATTATCGAAGGGGCATCTCTTAAATCACTAATTCAGTCATTCACTAATTGCTGCTACGCGCTCAGGTAAAATATTTCGTTAGCAAACTTGTAGTTTACGGCGGCTTTCATGCGGGCCTTCATGCGTACCACGTTATCATTGGTGTAGGGCTTCATGTAAACTGTGGATAGCTCCGAAGCATCGCCGAGTAAATCAACTCCTAAGAAAAGGTTTGACGAGCGGGCGCCCAGGATGGTGTTGGCCTGCCAATGGTTCATTATTTGAAGCGGAATGCCGAGGTAATCCATCTTCTTCATATCGGTAAAGGCGTTAATAACGTTTAGCGCTTTGTTGGCCTGGGCTTGTGCGTAGGCATAACCAACATGTAATGGAATCTGCAGGTTAAAATCGTCCTGGATACGGTCTGCCGGGTCAAGCTGGGCGTAAACGCTGCCTAATACCGATAGCACATTGCTTACGTTGATAAAGTTGATAGTTGCTGCTGTTGATGTGCTGCTGAAGGTTGCAGGCTTGCGGCTGTTAACCTCGTTGTAATTGCGCACCAGCTTAAAGGTGGTGGCGCTTGCTACCTGGATAAAGTACGATTGCCCCTGTACGTCGATACCTGAGCCGCCGTTGGTGGTATCTTTACTGGTGCCGGTTACTGCGGTAATAGTTACCACATCGCCATCGGCAAGACTGGAGGTGTCAGATACTGTTACAATGCCGGA